GAGGACACGATTATGGTCCACTTGATGATGGTGGATGTAGAACTGTTTTGCACCGATTGCATCGTCTGGTGGTGAAATTGCTGGTCCTTCGTGTACCACAAGATCAGATGCGTTTGAATCATCTACACTAATATCATAAAATACGACTGCGGGTGTCTCACGAAACACCCGATGTTTGCGAAACTGAACACTCATTTGAAACCCTTACTTTGCTTCTTCGGTTTATCTAGCACTTCAATATGTGAGAGAAATACTTTTCGATTCCACCAAATTTCTTGTGCCTGCATGTAATCTTCGACTACAATACTTTCACCATTCTTACCTACAACCTTGTAATGGTGGCGGTCATAGTCTTCATACGATGATTGCTCAAAGTATTGAGGATCATCAGGACGGATTAGTTCCATTCTGGAGTGCTTCCATAGTGTATTGATGCCCAGATTCTAGCACATTATCATGAAGATTAGCAATGTCTTGCAGACCTTCTATTGAATACCATGGTGCTGTTTCCCAGTCAAATCCTTCCCCGAAAGTATTGTCTGCATTGACGATATACCAGTGACATGATGTATCAGGAACATCAACAGCACAATTACTCCAATCATCACTCCATTGTGGTACTTGGACCCAGAGAGTTGCGGCAAAAAGAAAACTTAAGAAAGCACTCATGAAAGAGATTCTGCTAACTTATTTACACGATTATATTCTTCATACGCATCACTTGCCCGCGCATGAAGAATATCGTAAATATCTTCGCGGATGGTTTCAACATCCACATAATCATCAAAATACTTATCTAACGCCTCCTTCAGGTACCTTTTACGGTGCCACTCTGCTGAGTAGGGTTTGTAGTCCATGATGTGAGTTTATTATGGTGCTATTATAGCACTATCTATTGCGTTGGTCAAGTCCATAGTATTCAAACCAACCAGTTACGATATACTTATCACCTATGTTAGGCGTTACACCTTTATGTGGATGCGTCCATTCAGCAGACCAAACTACTGCTTGCCCTTGTTTTGCTTGAACTATAGTGTTTTGATATGGAAACTCTGTACCAGATTCAGCATCATTTAGATAAATCATCCACGCCATCATTCTATATGGATTCGTGTAACTATGTTCGTTGTGGAGAGAATAATATCCTTCACCATCACTATAGTATTGGATATTATAATTTGAACAAATTCTCCATCTATTACACTGATCAATTAGAAAAGGATAGTCTCTTTTTATATTATCACAACACACATACAAAGCAGGTGAAATTATTTCAGTATAAAATGAGAACTTATCATTTTCAGCAGAACAATATATGTCCGTAGATATTTTATCAGAACTACATCGAACAGCAGTTTTTCCTCTTTGTTTATTTGTATCTTTTTTGAATCCAGCAATAATTTTTTCACAAGATTCCTTACTTAGAATCTCTGGATAAATTTCAAGTCCATTCATGTTAAAGATTTTTGGGATTAAGTCCTAAGCGAATAAGATACTCTGTCCACCAGTCTGGATTCCTTTTTTGTTTCCATTTAGGAACAGGTTTACCCTGTTCCATATAGTAATCGTTGATTGCCTTATCTATAGTCTGTCCGATCTCCATACTCCTCTTCCTCCTCATCAACATCTGCATATGCGTTTGCCACATAAGGTCCGTGTGGTTTTTTGGATTCTGCTCGGACATACTTTCGCTCGTCGTTTACTGCGGAGAACCAAACTGCTACCTTCATTACAATCCAAATCGCCGCTAATGGTGAAAAACAAGCAATTAGGATGATAGGATTCATAATAGATTATTCTGCTTGAAGTAGTTTAATGTATCCTTCAACCCACCAATATGTCTGAAACCAACATTAACTTGTGGGTATTCTGCTTCTTCACCAAACTCTTCAACGAAACCTCTCGCAGAAAAGTGTTGATTTAATTTGTAAACGTGAATTTGAAAATTAAGTTTTTCTAAAAGAATTTTAGCACGTTCACATTCCTGATTGCCGTTGGAATAAATTACTGCTTCCATTACTTTTTGTCCTCCTCGTATTCAATCACAATTTTGTACTTAACATTACCACGACTATCTTGTTCGACAAACTTTCTAAGTTCACCGCCCAATTCTTCTGCTATTTGATGCAGTTGCCACCAGGGAATTTCCCTTTTTGGTTTACCTTCTACCATTGCTTTCTTCTGGTCGTCCCAGACATAATCGGTTACTTTTCCATTCTTATCAGTGATAGTGCAATTAGTCAGCATGTTTGCTCCTCTCAATCCAATCGTCAATTTGTTCTTGAGTAGGGACTATGATACTAAAAGCAAGTCCATCTTCGATGAACTCTTCGTTCATCTTTTCATAAGTTTCAGGAGTAATCTTTTCAGTCACGTTGTCGCCAATCATCAGGTTTGTCTTGTTTGAACCAATCTACGATTTCATCCGCAGAATCAAACCCCGTTTTGTAATTAGATGGGTCGGGGTCTCCTAATCCCATCTTATTCATAAAATCGTCCATACTACCTTCTTCAATATCTTGCGATGCCTGGCGACGTGCTTTACGCAACCATTCTCTAGCGGTAGTATGTGCCTTCGCCAATTTCTCTGCCCAGATCATATCTTCCAGAGGAACTTCTTCCTTATTGGCGATACAAGTGCAGATAGATTCAAGTCGAAGACGATATGCAGTAGATAACATAGAAATTATGTTTCTTTCTCTTTATTTATTTCTGCCATCAGTTCCTTAGCAAGACGAAGAGAACGACGGTAGACAATATATTTTACCACAGGATTGCGTGGATTGTTAGTCAACCACCACCAGTGGCGTTTTATTTCAGTATTTGCTAACTTAATTCCATACAAAAAAGCGGCAGCAACACGCTCATCAGTTACGATGATATATGCTACTACCGCAAACATCCCCAAAAGGATTATGTGAGAGTCCATCAATGGAACTCCTGATTTCTGCGCTCATCAAGATAATGAATGATTTCGTCTCGCCATTCCATCAATTCATTAAAACATTTTTGGTTGTGAGCACATTTACGGAGCTCATGGTCTGGTTTCAATACACTTTCATAAAAAAGTCCCAGAGCATCGCGTCTCTTTTCGTGTTTATCGGTCATTTGCGTGACTTCTTTTTAATGGTTTTCTTCTGGTTGAGAATAAAATCAACCGACTGTTTGTAAGTATTAAGCACTGTTACATGCTTCCCATTATGTATGATAGCGAACTGTTTTCCGCAAGGAATTGCTGCCCACATGCCATCATTTGTTACATAACCTAATGGATTTTTAGGTTTTGCATCAAGAATAGTGGGCCAAGGAACGAATGGTTTTAAGAATCCCATTAAAAGACAGCAGTAACACTAACGACTGTAGCACCAGGATTACGAGCAAGTGCAACTTGTCGTGCATCTTGGTAATCAACTGCAACAACTGTTTCGGCAAAGGTTTTGCCTGCTTTGAAAAGAGTGACTTTGACGTTCATGATTCAGCGACGGACGATAGAAACTGCGGGTTCACCTTTTTGGAAGACGGTATCAACAACCGCCTGTACGCTCCTAGCAGTGCTGATACCCACTTTATCAGCAACAGGTACACAAACCAGTCCAAAGGTCTTCTGAGCGCCACCCAGACGGATTACACGCCCGATTGACTGAGAAATACCGATATAGTCCATGTTACGCATGAACATCACGGCATCAAGTCCTTTGACGTTGATACCTTCAGACAGAATAGAGTGGTGCATGATAACAAACTTCTTGTCATCACGACCCCAAGCGTTCAAAGTATTGAAGAACTGCTCACGGGTAACTTTCATTCCGTTGATGATTGCACCAGTTTTGGATGTGATATACATCCAGTTGTAACCACGCTGTTCCAGTTGGAAAGTGAAGTCAGACTGAGTAACAAGACGGACAATCTGCTTCGTAGAACGAGCAGCAACCAGAATCTTGTCTGCGGTGTTATCATCAATGGTATCAAGCAGATTCTGAGAATCAGATTGCTTGAAATCACCCTGAGGCAACTGAGTCAAACGAACAACAGGAGGGAGAATGTAACCTTCCTCCACAAGTTTAGGGGCAGGAACATTACAAATGACCTGACCATAAACACGGGAATCATTCATCCCAGGTTTGCGAGGAGTGACTGAGTGCTTAGGAGTTGCAGTAAAAAAATAGCAACGACCAGCGTGCCGACTGTAAAATTCAGTAGGCACAAAGAAGTTACGCTGAACGGAGTTGTGTGCTTCATCGAAGTAAATCGTATCAATGCTGATACCAGACTGAACAATCTTCTCCAGAGAATGATAAGTGGTGAAGATTAGCTTATTGCTGTACGATTGACGATGCCAGTTGGCAATCAATGCAGGTTTAGTGCTACTGAAGTGCTCAGTTTCACCACTATGAACATGATAAACAGCGACCATATAATCACTGGGAAGCATTTCCAGAAACTCTTTACAGAGTTGCTTAGCAAGGAGAATACGAGGAGCAACAACTACAGTAGTGCTGCAACCATGGTGCTCATGGTTCAGATAGTCCTGAATCATGCAGATGGTCTTACCGCCACCCGTGGGGATGATGACCTGTCCTTTGTCGTGCTTCAGCATTGCGTCAACCGCAGTCTGCTGATGTGGGCGAAGGGTGATGGTCAAGTGGGTGTCCCGTTCAGTATGGAGTAATTATAGCAGAGAACCGCCCCCCAGACAACCCAGTGGACGGTTCATAAACTGTACTTGACCGCTAAGGTGAAGCGGTGCCGATCCCTGAACGATGTGGCGCGGTGCATTATATTAGCATTGAATTTAATCATTCTATTTGGATATGGAAGAATCCCATGGATTTCATTATCAATAAAAAATTGAGTTTCTCCGTGCATTTCTATATTCCATTCTTCATTAGCATAGAATAAGAATGTAACACCATGGGAACCATCAATATGGAAGTATGGATTCTCACCAGGAGCGAAACAATTCACATACATTCTATCAATAGAATACTCAGTTACAAGATTCTCAGTCTTAGACTGAAACAGTTTGTAAATCTCACTTGTCTCAGAAATTTCATGAATCATCCCAGTAGGTATTGCACCAGGATAATCAACCTCCCCATAAGAATATGACGCCATCTTGCAGTAATCTACCACAGAATAACAATCGTCTTCAGTCAAAAAATTATCAGTTACTTCAACCATATCTTAACAATCTAAAATTAAATGAAAGTGTAATCCTTGGAATATCAGATAGTTTCTGTGGAAGAACCCTATGTTGCAAATATGATGGAAACATAATTAAGTCTCCTTCTTCTACTTGTGGAACAAAAAAGTCACCTACAAAGTCTTTATCTAAAGAAAAACTATGTGCTCTTATTGCTGATATAGGGTCTTGAAATTCTGCTGGTGTATGCACTTCTCTATCATAAGACAGATAGTGAATACATGAGAAGTGAATCTTTTGAAAAGGATCTGCTATGTGTTCGTGTAGTTCTTGATACGAACCCCTCTCATAATAGTTATACCAAATATCATCAGCAATTTCCCAAGTAATTTCTCTATCGAAAATCTCAGAGATTGCATCACTATAATATTTTTTTAGTAAGACATTATTCTTACCAACAAGAACTTCTTTACCTTTTGGTTCACCTTCAAAAGAAGTTTTAAGATTATCTGTTGCCCAATCTTCAGGAGAATCTAGTTCTGGAAGTGCTGCTTCTACACCAGAAACAATCTTTTCTTTTAGAAAATCATTATCTTCTATTCTAGTTTTATATACTGTAACTGGGAATATATTGTAAGCTAAAGCCATCCCTTCAAAAGCAACAAACAGAGTCTACTTGTTATTTGGAGTCTTGTCAAGTTGTTGGGTTTCCATTTTTGTTCGTTCCTTTATTTCCAAAGAATGATGTGATAGAATATCTACCATTACCTTCATAATATTCTGAGTCTTTTATAGTAACTTTTCTTACTCCATGCTCTACCCAACCAGGGAAGATAACCATAGAGTTGTTATCACATGAAATCTTAAAATCATATTCAGGAAAAATTAAATCTCCACCTGAAAATTTCTTTGGTTCTTTGTAGAAATACGAAAATGCTAAAAACTGGAAGTCTCGATCAGTATGTGGATCATAAAATTCACCATCGTGATAGTATCTTACTTTGGTAGTATCCCAATTACTAAACCGTGCTATTTTACAGCATGGATGAATCTCGGCAAAATTATCTAGAACTCCACAATTAAATAATTTTCTATTAACAGTTAAAATATTTGATATTTCCCTAGCATTTTCGTAAATATCATCTAGTATTAGTGCTTTTGCGTTGGTATTTTCAATAATACCACCATAGTCTTTTGCATCCATCAACTTCCCTGGTTTTGTTAGGAAATTTAGTTCTTCCCATATAAGTTCTAGTTCTGATTCATTGTAAAAATTTTCAATAACCATTAAGGGAAACGGTTCTTCATGTACTGTTGCTGCTAAAATTTCACTTTTCATTTTCTTCAAACTTTTTTGAATCGTTAGGTGTTGGTTGAATCCATCCCCAAGTAGTTGCGAGATACTTTGTTCCACCTATGGGAGGATTTCCTCTATGTGTATGTGTATACTGACATGGAAAGATAATCACATCACCAGTTGATGCTTTTTCTCGTTTATTGATATATAAAAATTCAGTTTCTCCCCCATCGAAATCATCATTTAAGTATGTTTGTACGACAAATGTTCTACCACAACTTAAATAATCACCATTTTCATAGTGCCAGGAATGAAATCCTGCACCTGCTTCAAGTTTTTTTATCTTACAATCGTAGATTAAAAATCTTCTCTGCCCTAAGACTGTATATTTTTCTAGATACTGATCTACACAAGTCTTTAACTTAGGGAACATCAATTTGTTGACTCTAGTTGCTGATGCAAAGTCAACTTCAAAATCAACATTTACATTGATTGCTTTTTGATCCTGTAAGTGTGGATTTTGTTCTGTCCTAAACAATCTTTGAGTTTCTTCAAAAAATTCTATTTCTTGAATAATTTCTCTACATTCTTGTCGCGTAAAAGTTTCTTTATAACGACAAATAAAATCGTCCATGATAAAAAATCATACTAATACTACTATGTATTAGTATGTTTCAGTTGCTGTTCCACCTTTTCCACCATCTCCATTGCTTTCTTTTTTATTTTTTCCACCGAAGGCATCTTGACCGTTCGCACCGTTGGAACCGCCATTGCCTCCACTTCCGCCTTCTGCCTCAGCGTCATCCTCTCCAGATCTACCCTGTCCACCAGTTGTCATATTTCCAGCACCACCACCACCATTACCACTACCACCCTTACCAGCAGGGAGTCCATTTCCTCCTCCTCCGCCGCCACCTTCGGCGTCGTTTCTATCACCCCAGTCATTCTGTTCTGCTCTAGAACCTCCACCACCTCCGCCGCCACCTGCGGAGATATATCCACCATTATTCAGTTGTGCTCCACTCATATATCTCAGACCATTAGATCCGTTTCCACCATCTCCACCACTAGCATTTCCTCCGTTACCACCTCTACCAACAACTTTTCCATTAGAAGAAACATCAATAATCATATCAGTTCCACTTGGCCAATAGTTAGTGTTACGGGTCTTAAATGCCCAATCACTCTCAGATGCTCCATTACTACTATATGTTCCAGTTATATTGATAAAAATTTTCTTTCCACCCTGCCATCCACTACTATTTCTACTAGGTTTTGATTTATCAATCTTACCTTGCTTTGTTCCAACAACAACTCCATCACCATAATTTGCTTGTGCAAGATTACCACCAGTACATTTAACAACTATATTTAATTGCTTACTATAAAAATCACTAAATGCAATTTGTCCTGATTGTGGAACACCAGTATCTAATGGTAAATTTGATAAGGATCCAATACTATCACTTACTCTATATCCGCCAAGTCCTCCAGCGGTTTCACCATCATTAGGAGTAATTCCAAATTCATCTCTAATTTGTCCAAAAGATATTGGATTTCCAGGTATAGGGGGTCCAGGTTGAAGTGCCATAGTTATTAGAAGCAATCGTTCCAGGTTGTACCATTCCAAACTTGAAGTTTGTTGGTATCTGTATTGTAAATAGCAGATCCTGAGGTTAATCCTTGTAAAGTATCTCTAAAAGATGAAGTCATATTCGGGAAAACCACTGGTCTTTGAGCATACTCCATGTCCAAAGAATTTTGAGGATTGGTTGTACCAATTCCTACACCACCTTGCTCAGTAACTACAAATTTATTTTGTGCTTCACTGTTTACATCAATAACAACATCACTTGCAACAGCATCTGCCGTTGCATTGCTTAAGACTTTAAGGAAAGGCGAAGACTGTCCATTTCCTGAGATGTCTAACTTAGTTATTGTAGATGCACCACCAACAAGTCTTCCTCTAATCTCACCATTTTCTACAGAATCAAGACCATCACCAGGAACACGAACTACAACTTCATTACCATCAGCGGATGTAAGATTTCCACCAACATTTACATTCAATGAGGATACAGATCCAAAATCCAAACTCCCACCAATAGTTAAATTACCTTCAACTTCCAAGTTCTCATTCAAATGAACATTATTAGTGAATGTTGAGATACCTTGGACGTGCAATCTATGTTGTGGATTTGTAAATCCGATACCCAAATTACCCTCATATGTGAGGGACATCATTCTTGTATCTTTATTATGCCAGTGGAAAGCACCTGTATCTAAACCGACAGGACCTGCCTGAAGATAATAGTTGATATTTCCATTACCATAATTTAAAAAATCTAGAGATTGTAATCCACTATATGGAGATGCACTGCCTTTATATGCATATCTTATTTGACCATTAGAACCAGTTTCTGTTTCTGAAGTTCCAATAGTAATTCTCGATTCACCAAAATCACTCCACAACTTTATAGTTGCAGGTATGGTGTCAGTTGTTGTGACACCAGAATTGGTTCTATCATATGCTCTGTTAATAAACAAATCGGCAGTATTTGATGTACTACCACCAATCTCTACAACTCCAGTCTTAAAATCTGTTCCAATACCAATCCGAGCATCTACTGTTGCTAAACCAACTTTTATTTGTTCAATATCTACAACAGCATCTGATGTAAGTGCTGTTGCTGTTGTTGCTGTACCAGTCAAGTTACCAGTAACATCACCAGTAATACCACCAATAAAACTAGATGCCGCAACTGCTGTCGCAGTTAATATACCTACAACAATATCTGGAGTTCCAGTTAAACTTTGTGCAGTAGATGCTGTTCCAACAACATCACCAGTAACATTACCAGTAACATTACCAGTAATATTTCCTGTGAATCCTGAAGTAGCTGTAATGAATCCTGCTTGAACATCGTCTCCAGTAAAAGCCTCTCCTCCAAATCTAGATGCGTTAACATTACCAGTTACAGTAAAACTAGATGGAAGTTTAGTTTCTAACAATATTGGAAGTCTATCATTAGAAAGTGTTCCAGATGTTATATTGTTTGCATCAAGAAGAGTTAAATCAGAACCAATACCAACAAATTTATTGGAAGTTGTAACACCAGTAATGAATACATCACCAGTAGAATTGATACCTACACCAGATGTAAATCCTACCGAAGTATTATCAGCATTACCACCTACTTGGAAAGTAAAACGGGGATCTACAGTCCCTACACCTACGTTTCCTTGAGCATAGATGCTTGTATATCCTAGTCCTGCATCAATATCAACCCATTGTGATGCAGGCATCCCTGTAAGAAATCTAGCATCACCATAGAAAGTAACAATTCCAGTTCCAGCAGCAGTAATAATACCACTGCTAATAGAAACACCCGCACCGATTGCATCAGTGAAGGTGATTGTAGTTACTCCCGCAGTTCCATTAACTTCTAAGAATCTAGAGTAAAGAGATGCTGCTGTTGCAAATCCAGAGATGGATGCATTTCCATCACGAACATCCAAGATTTCAGTCGGAATCGTTGTTCCAATTCCGACTAAACCAGTTGGACTTACTACCAGATTATCATTATCAACCTGGACACCATTACGAAAATTAAACTGCTTGTTATAATTCGCCATCTCTGGATGCGTCTTTCTAGTTATTTAGTCTCTCTTCAAGACTAGAAACCTTATCACTAAGTTCTTTAATTGCTTCAATCAGAAGTGGAACAATCTTTTCATATTTAACAGTTATGTAATCATGACCAACTGGTGCTGGACATACAGCCTCTGGAAGAACTTTTTGAACTTCTTGTGCAGAAACACCAACATGAGATATTTCTGTATCAAAACCAATAGTGGCGGCAGTTTCATTGAAGTTAAATGTAAATCCATTTAAGGAACAGACTTTATCAAGAGCATTGGTCAATCCAACCCTATTAGTCTTCAGGCGATCATCAGAAACAAAAGCAACAACATCACCTGTTACGAGTAACTCATGAGTACTCTCTTTGAATTTGATGTCATTATCTCTGTATATTTTACTATACGTTCCATCAGGTGTTCCATTTCCAACCACACACATTGGATGTTCATCACCAGGTGCATCCATTGCTCTTCCAATCAGAACTGCATCTGCTTGAGTAGCAGTACCAGCAAAATTAGTTGCAGTAACCGTGTTACCGTTTAAAGTAATATTATCAACTTTTGCAGATCCAACTACAGTTAATGCTCCAGCAATATTAGTCTTATCTAAGGTAGTATCACCATCAACGTCTAATCCACCATCAACGTCTAAGTCACCACCAACATTTAAGTTCTTTTCAATACCAACACCACCTTCTACAATAATCGCACCACTATCTTTACTATTAGATTGAGTAGTAGTATGGAAAATAGTATCAGAGAAGACTTCAACGTCTTCTGTCCCTTTGTTACCACTAAGTTTTAATGTACCAGATCTAGTTGTAATAAACTGGTTACCACTCGTAGAAGAACCATTATAATGACCGATTTGAATCATACCAATGTGTGCTTCGGCAAACGCTTTGGATGTAGATCCAAGAGGAACACCATAACCACCGTTTACAGCAGCATCTACAGTAGGTAGAATACCACTGATAAGTGACGTTGAAGCATCTGAATCACCTATCTCAATTTTGTTAGCGATATATGCTTCAGAGAATGGGAGTGATGAAGTACCAAGATATACATTCGCCGCACTACCACCACCAGGAGCACCATGAATTGCGGCAACCTTTGAACAAGATGTGTTACCTGGTTGTGCAGAACAAGTTTGATCAAACTGAATGGGACCAGGAGCATTTGCAACGACACCAGCAATACCTGTTTCTAAGGTATTCATCTTGGCGACAAGTTTACCGCCTTGAGAGTGACCAAACAGATAAACATCTCCAATAGTTTTGCTACCACCCTGACCAGCAATATATCCATTCAGAGAATCTTTAACCCATCCAACTGCTGCTCTAGTATATGCAAGGTTATCACCCATTAAGAATGTTGATGTCTCTGTACCAACACCAGGTAAATTATACTGATCTGAACTAGAAATATGGTCTTGAGGATATGCAGCAGAGAAGATAATCTTATCTCTTAGGTTAAGAGTATTTGGATTCAGGAAGTGATTAAGTGAACCTTCTGCTGCGGATGCGATAGTTCCACTAGCAACAGTTCCATGGAATACAACTACAACATCAATTTGACCTGCGGATAAACCTGTAGGAACATATAATTTACCCATAACTGGGTATGATGTACCGCCTACACTATGAGTTTGACCATCTGTTGGGACAATAGTAAACTGTTGATTTGCAATAGCACCAGATGGATTAGTTCCACCAACGGCATTTCTGATCGCTGCCTGAAGTGTAGCACCATTTGCATTTTGATTTGTAAATGCCGCGTGTCCTCCAGTAGCAACTGTTGTGAGAGATGCTGTAGCATTAGCAGGAATTCCCTGAACAGAAGTTACATAAGATTGTAACCAAGCAGGTTGATTGCCAGCACCTGTACCATCGTCTAGTGCTTGAGTGAATAGTATTGGTGCATTATGTGTGTTAGTCCAACTTTCAAGACCGATTGTATAGTATATTGATGAACCACCACCACTAGCAGGAACAAGACCCGTTTGGAATTCAGACAGACCCTGAACATTCAATGTTCCATTCAAATCTGTATCATTACAAACGAACAACTTACCACCAATTGCAACACCACCTTCAACTCTAAGAGCAGCAGTTTGTGCTCCTTGACCACTACATGCGGTAGGATTGCTGTTTGACTTGATATAAACTCTTCCAGCAGTTCTGAGTGAATCTGGTACACCATTCAGTACAAGAGTCTGTGCAAATCTAACATCACCAGTGAAAGTAACAGGACCATCAAACTGAGACAGAATCTGCTTAGACTTACCACCCTCAACCAGGATTCTTTCCTTAACAACAATCTCATCAAATACGACAGAGAGTCTGTTAGGATCTTCACCAGTTATGGTTGGAGTTGGAACGTCAAATGTCTTCTGCTCACCAGACTGTGCAGAATACTTGGTGTTACCAATGTAGAAGTCACCATCACTGTCCATACCAGTGTAGAGAACAGTACCGCAAGCAGTTTCTTGAGACTGTGAGAGAAACTCTTCATTTTCGCTAAGAGTCTTAACCTGAACCTGTGGAAGACCTGTAGAATAGTTACCAGGACCATAACCAAGATATTCAAAGGTATGACCAGATGCACGAAGAATCGAAGGTCTACGAAGTTCGATTGGTGCTAATTTAATCTTCTTAATAAGAGTATTAGTTGTATGAGTTTCAATAATGGTTCCCATAGAACCACGAATAACTTGAATCTCATCAAAACCAGTTCCAGTCAAGGAACTGGATCTAACCCTCATAATTTCATTATTTACTTGGATGTAGCATCCAACTGGGAATCTACCTTCAATTTTGTTAGATGTTCCGTTTGGATTCTGTACTCTAAACTGACCATCACCAACTCCAATAGATTGAGCGGTATATAAAGTCTCGTTGTCGTAGAATGTGTGAAGTCTAGTTCCAATATTCTCGCCAAGATTATCAGCAGAAGCATTGTTATCAGACAATGCGTGCTTCATAAACTGAGTAGCACTACTAATATTCTCTGTTGTGTTAATTGTGAATGTAATAGAAGTTGCACTAGTAACAAGATAATCACCTAAGTTCTCATTGCTTGCATCCAGAAGTCTTACTCTGTTTCCAGCAACAAGACCTACACCCTTTGTAGATGTAAATACATTTACAGTGCTTGATACTGTATGATTACTGATAGTACCAACTCTACCAACAACAGTTACATATTCACCAGCATTAATTTGTGGGTCATTAGCAGTCTTAACAATAGTGATTTGTCTCTTATTACTGGTTGCTGAAATCTTATAGTAACCACCAGTAGCAGTACCAATACCAGTTACCTGAACATAATCACTATTAGAGTCAGTAATATCAGCAGTATTTACAGTGATATTAGCAGAACCAGTTGTTCCTCCGATTTGTCTAGTATCAAAGTAAAGAATCTCACCATTGGTATATCCAGAACCTGATTCAATAATACTTACATTATCTACTTCGCCACTAGAGTTTACATTTACCTCAGCAGTAGCACCATCCCAAACAAGATTGAGTGCCTCAAGATTGCTAGGTGGTTGATTGTTATTATTGATAAGTCTTACATTATGGTAGACTCCAGGATTGTGTCCAGAACCACCAGAAAGTGATGTGAATGATGTAATACCAGATAATCCATGATCTTGAGATAATGTGAGAATAGGATTAACATTTGAACTTACTTCCGTAATCTCATTACCATAAGAATATGCCGTCATGAACTTGTCGGCAGTTTCTCTAGTAATACTTCTCTTCAGATCGTTTGTAACAACTTCTCCTAAAGGAGTTCTCTTAGCATAAGATACTGCTGCTGGTGGATTGGGATCAAAGTTATCTCTATCTAACTGTGGATAAAGATCGGTGATGTTTTGACTATACTTAATATCTCCAAATGTTCCGCTAGGTTGAGATATAGAATTACCAGCGTTCAGTACATACAGATAGAAAACACCATCTTGAATATCCTTGATGTAAGGAGTGATAACTTCTACACGATAAACATAGAGATTCTCCTGAGCATCATTTCTACTGAATGTAGGAATGGACTTATTTCTAATATTACTATCAAATGATGCATTTGCTGGAGCATGAGTAATATCGAGAATATCTACATCACCAGTGGTAAATGTCTTAGAATCTGGAGTACTCTTAACTTTGAAAGAACCATTAAATCCAAAATTATCTTTGGCGGTTACATTATCAGAACTAGTTACATTTCTGATTACAACAGTATCATTAATTTTTAAGTCGTGATCTCTTTCAGCAACAAATCTAATAGTATTTGTTGGGTTGCTATAAGTACAAGTGCTTATAAATCTTGGATTACGATCAAAATCGTATTCTCCTGGTGTAATATTGTTGGAAGGATCTGCTGTAAGTGAAATTGTTGTTTTAGTAAAATCAGTAGCAGACCTTACATTATTACTATTAGAATCTTGTAAAATAAATCCACTTACAGGATCTCTAGCATTTTCAAGTTCCTTAGGAACAACATAACGCAGTTTGTAAATCTTCTCGTCAATACTTCTTCCGTCTTCAATTCTCTTGAAGTATGAGATTTCAGAGTCTCCACTAATTCCTTCAAGATGAGTTTTAAGAGTGCTACCAGATTTTACATAAACAAACCAGTTACCTCGTACATAATCAAACTGAATTGGATGACCAGTTTCACCAACTTTCTTATCAGAGATTCTACTTTCAACTCTAATTTGTTCACCAAGGAAACTTGTGATATAAATTGGATTTGCTGCATCAGCATTGGTCTTTGATGACGCAATCTGGAACTGAGTACCTGTTAGAACAATCCCATCAGTTCTAGATGAGTTTTTAGATGCATTGACGACATAATAAACTTTACCTTCTTCCAATCCTTCTGGAAGGTCGCCAGTTTCACTAAAAACACGAATTGATTCACCGTTTAGGAGATTGTGACCTCCTACAGTATTATAAATTGTTTGTCTTCCAGTAGTATCTGAAGCAGGAGTTGTAATAGTAACTCCATCATATACCTTTGCAGATGTATCAGTACCATTACATACATTAGACAAAGGAGTTGGAGTCTCGTTGGTCATCAAGACCTCAGCAAAATACTCATTGCCGACAGGATCTCTGAGGTAGATTTTTTCACCTACTCTAGCACCAACTCTATATCCCTGAGAAATTGCTGGAGGTTCAATATCTAAGGAAGAATATCCTAACAAGTATATTCTTTGATCATCTGAAGCAGAAGTTATAAAGTCACCATCAAACTGAACCCATTCAATCTCTGCATCTATTGCATCAACAGATCTAGGTGTAACAACTCCAGTTACAAATCCCTTGTCATCTTTGTTGAAAGCATCCTTCTTAAATCCATCGGAAGCCAGCGAGAATTGACCGAAGTTGGAGTTAGAGTTAGTGATGGAAGCGTCACCACCACTTAAACACTCAAAGTGCTTATGGAAACCAATAGCAAAGACCGAAACGATCTGAATGACCGCATCGTTGGACATCTTAATGTGAGTCGTCTTCCAACCATCTCTATAAACAGCATCAGAATCTAAGTGGAAGACATTAGCATTATTGGTTGCTGAAGACTCGGAAGAAAGTTTGTCTCCAGTAACTTTTATGCTACCATTGAGACCACTACTCCACTGTCTGTTAGACTCATTATACTTAACGAACGCACGGTCATCTTTTTGAAGAGATACAGCAGTGAACTGTGCAACAACCATAGAACGGAATCCATCTGCTCTGGATCCATCGGCGTGCATACCATTCATGCCATAGACAGAACGGAGAGAGCAGTTAAAGATGTATGGAGATGCACCAGATACGGTATCAGTCTCAATAACAACTGCTGCACCAGCACCAGGAGCAAGACCAGCACCCTGACCAGCAGGAAGGTTAGATCTTACAAATGGGAGTGCATATGTGAATACAGTATCACTAATAACTTGAACAACTTTTGTAGAAATATTGTAGTCTTCTACGTTAATATTCTGAATCTTGATTGGAGTTCCAGAGTTTAGACCGTGAGGAGTCTGAGTTGTAACTGTAACAACAGTTCCAGGGGTTGCACCATCACCAGAAATAATATTGGTGATAGTAATTGGGTCAGCAGCAAATGCACCAACGATTTCAAATTCTGGGCGTTGCTTAGCAAAAGAACCAGGAGATGCTGGGAACTTCTGGTCAATTTCTCTACCAGATGCTCTGTTGAAAGCGTTACTAACCTTGCTATAGTACATATCAAGGTCGGTGAGTTGATATCCACCTGGGATATTCACACCATCAGCATACTCAAAACAGGTAAGTTTGTGGTGAGAGAATGTGGGTTTGGAGCGATTATTGACTGAGAAATCTCTTGGATCGGTATATACTAATCCAGACTCATCACCATCAAAGAAAGTAAACTGCCAGAAGTAACATGCACCAGTGATTCTGAAGATTGCACTATTTGGTGCATCTAAATCTGTTGGGTTTGGAACATACTTTGGTCTAACCTTAGTCTTTCTTAAATCTAGACCAACAATCGAAGTACCACGAGGGATAATGATACCACCATTAATACTGTTAAACTTATACAGGATATTATCTTCCTGTGTAAGGTCAAAATTAGAATTGAGAGTAAGTGTTAACTCTGTCTGAGCATTAGTTTCGGAACCGCCAGGAGCAACAGAGATTGCATTTCCGTTTGATTCCTTGATAGCATAACCAGGTCTATTATCAATCAGGTGCTCACCTGGAAACACAAGGATAGTAGTCTTTTCTACCAGGTCGTTATCATCACCTCTCAGATAAGAGAATCTTGCTGACTCCAGCAATGCTCTCTGGATAGTCTTGAAGGGTTTAGTTAATGAATTACCCTGGTTTTCAATACCATCAGTAGAGTCAAGGTCGTTAGGGTTAACGTATAGAATGCGACCTTCGGCATTCTTGATAAAGTTCTCAAGCTTATTAAGAGGCATCTTATTCTGACAACCGTTAGATTT